TGCTGTCCCGTACCAACGGCCCTGCCATGCGTGTGAACACCATGCACATAACTTTTAGGGACGAAGTCTTTGATGGTAATAATATATCCGTGGGCGAAGCTAAAGCCGGGTGAGGGCTTCTTTGTACCGGGTCTAGATGTTGAGAGGGTGAGGGAGATGGGCTTACGTGCCGCTCTCCCTCACCGCATTCAAGCGCGGGCTATCGTGGGTATCAAGAACCACCAACTAGGCGTATGGTTTTATCGGAAATTTCCAGCATCGTATTTAGCTCCCTAGCCGCTCTTCCACACGGCGTGTCTGCTTGATGAAAGCTTCGGCTCGGTCTTGCTTGGCTTTGTCCAGTGCATCCAGCCTCAAGCGCTTTTCTTCAGGCGTCAGGTCGTTGCGTTCTTGTGTGCGGCGAATGTCTGCGTTAATGCGGCCAATCACTTGGCGGTACTGCCCTGCGGCGGGAGCCATGGTTAGCTCGACGCGGTGCTTGTCGCGGTACTCTGCCGCCTCTTCTTTGCGGCCACTCTTAAGCATGTCGTTAAAAGTATTGCGGGACTGCTCAATTTCTTTGGCTTCACGGAACACCACGTCGGAATCTGCCCCGCCGTATTTCTTCTGGAAAGCTGTGCCCACCAACGGCAGGTCAGACGCACGGCTTGCAGGTTTCTCGCCCTTGCCTTCACGTTCAAACAAGCTGTTGGCCCCAGCGGCGGCGACCAAAGGTAGCACGCCCAAGTAGCCACGCACAAGATGCTCAATCTGGATAGGCGACAGGATTGGTATAGCGTTGCTCAGCTGCTTGGCCAACTCGGTTGTGGTAGCAAGGTATCGCGCTTCGGGGTCAAGTCCCTGCAAACGCAAAGATTCCACATTGCCGCCAGTCAAGAAGTTCTTGTTGCTCCACACCTCAAACGCAGGCTTGACAATCTGCGGCATGCCCATGGACGAGTAGCCGGGAACAGAGCCTAAGAACAAATCTTTAAGCGCTTGAAACTGCGCCTTACCATCAGTTTCCGCACGCATACCATCGACTGCGGCTACAGCCAGAGAGAAGAAGTAACCGGCTTCAAACGGGATTGGCAACTTCAGGGGCTCCTCCACGCCGGGAATAGGCATGAAGAAGTTGGAGTACTTGTCTCGTGGGCGAGCATTGCGGAAAGTCTCGTCGTCATCCATGGCCATGGCGTACACAAGGCCGGTGCCCATCAGCAACATAGCATTGTTAAAGAACTTGCGTTTAATTTGTTGCTGTTCTTCGAAAGGCATGTTGCCGCGTGCGGCTTTGACCAATACGTTCAAACCTTGAATCTGGGCGTTAAAGAACGGAATTAAGCGGCTGGCATACTGCAACGTAGGCGACAGGCCTCGCTTATAGAAGTTCATGGACTCCATGGTCATCATGTCGGCTTCAACTTCTGACAGGCCGTTTTCTTCAGCATTCTTGAGCACCAGCGCCAGTGTGGCGGCGTCAGCACGCATTGCGTAACGATCAGCTGCAGCAAACACTTTGTCCATCACGCTCTGGTCTTTGCCGCTGGCAAGCTGAAGCGCCATTTTCTTCATGTCAGACATATCGCCTGCAAAGATATTGGACTGAATCAAACCCTTCTCAATTAGCTTGGCTTGTGCGTCACTGGTGCCACGGCTCATGCGGATAAACTCAGCGCCTGCTTTGAAGACAGCAGAGAACGCGTTGTTGTTCAGACCGCCAGTGAAGGATGCGGCCATAGGTTCGCGAAGCAACTTGCGGGCAATGTACAAAGGAGTGCGGGTAACACCGGCACGCAGCAGATCAGCGGCAGCACCGCCGAGCTTTAGGAACCCGGGCAACGCAAGACTTGCGCCTTCCAAACTCTGCACCACTAGCTCAGCAGGAATGCCTTCGGCTGCAGTGCCTCTGGTGTCCACAACAATGTGGCGCTCGCCTTTATCGTCGGGCTTGTTTGGGTCAGGCTCTTGATAGAAGCGAATGACTTTAGCATCGTCAGGGCCAAGACCTGTTTTGATGGACATCACGTCCGTAGGTTTACCTGTCTTGGGGTCAACGGGACCTTTGCCTTTGCCCAGTGCTTGCAAGCCGTAGGCCACGCTCTTGGCGGCATTATTAGTCAACGCCATGTCTGTCAACAACAAAGTGTTCTGCTGAATGGCTTCGTTCAAAGGCAACAGCTTGGTCTCGCCACCTTTAAGTTCGGCAAGATATGGCTGGCGGCGGATGTCGCCCACGTTGAACGTGACGTTGTTTCCAAAGTTCAGCTCCGCCATGCCGTTTTCACGTACGCGATAGAAAGGAACATAGTCGCCATCCTTAAGCAAGTCTGCGGCTACTTTTTTAGAGATACGTCCAGTTGTAGCAAGGAACTCAATCATGCCTTTGTTGTATGCGTTGTACTTGCGGCGAACGTTTTCGAGCGCGTTCTTCAAGGCGGGGTCGGCATCGGCTGCAGCCAAGGCAGCTTTCAGTTTTTCCTCAGTGATACCCAACTCACCAAGGTCAAGCTTAGATAGCCCTTTGTTGGCGGCACGCTGCGCAACCATGTAAGCCTGAGCAATGTTGGTCTTCAGTTGTGGGTCATCCACAGGAATGTCAGCAATCGCGTCAAACACATCACGGGCGCTGTTCTCATTGGAGCTGCGGTAGCCAACAAAACCTTTAGAGTCTTTGTATGCAACCAACGGGCCACTGTTCATGACGGTGAACATCTGCGCCATCTTCTGTTCAGCCTTGCGTACGTGGTACATGGCTTGGGTAAACAGATTGTCGTCACCAAACTTGAGGGTGTCGCGCAGCCCCGCACGCATATCCACCGCTTGCATTTCAGCTTGCAAGGCAAGGTTGTTGCCTAATTTTTCTTTAAGCGTTTTAGGCTGCGTGGTAATGTCCAGCGCCAGCGACTCAAGTGCGTTGGCTGGGGCGGCTGCTTTGGTTCTATATGTAACTTCGCCTACTGGGGCTTGACCTGCACCGGACACACCACCTTCAATAACATAGCGGCGTGCGTTGGCAACAATCTGTCGCACTTCAGCGTCCGTAACGTTTGGCAAACTAAGCACAGACCTAAACCAAGCACGCAGACTCTCATAGATTTGACGCAAAGCGCTTTTCTCTGCCGGTGTTGGGTTAGGGTCTTCGGCCATCTCAGCCAAAACTTCCTCAACCGCTATCTCACGAGACAGGCTCTTGTCTGCTTTTTGTTTGGCATCTGCTTGCTTGCGCACCTCTGGGTTGCCGCGATACACGTTGTTCATGGTGGTGGCGTATGTATCACCTAACAACTCACGCAATCCGTAGTGACCCGTAGCTTCGTGTGCAATCGTCAAGATTACATCGTTGGCGTTACTCAGATTGCTGGCAATAAGATAGACCTTCTTTGTCTTGGTATCAAACAAACCGGGCGTTGTACCTTCAGCACGGTCAGCGCGAACAATCTGTCCACGGATACGCACAGGCAAGTCTGCCTCTGTAGCCACAACCACAATCTCAGGGGCGTTCACCCAGTCCTTGGTAACTCGGTCAGCTAAACGCTGAACTTGTTCAGTCTGCAAAGATGTTGGACCGCGAGTTACTGTACGGAACACCACCTTTGGTGGTTTAGGAATAGACGCTTCTTCGCCCTTCAATCCAACTTCAGTCTCGGACGCAACGTTCTGAATTCTCTTCTTGCCGAGCGCTTGTTTTGTTTCACGAACTTCGGCAACAATCTTGCCCTGTTCTTCGGCGGCTTCTGCTACAACGTTCTTTTGCTTAGTGATCTGCGCTTGTAGCGCTTTGAACGCCGGTGTTAAACGACCACCGGACTTAGCCTTACCGTTGTCACGCAAGAACTTCTCGCGACGTTCCAAGTCAGCCAACGTAGCACGCTCTTCTGCAAGCTTCTCAAGCGCTGTGGCCGCTTCTTTTGTTGCCTCTGTTTCTGATGTTTCTCCCGACTGAGATATGCGTTGGTTTCGCACGCCCTTAACAACGGGGCCAGTCTTGCTAGATGGTAAAACTGGGGGAGACTCACCAGCACGCGTACGGCGCTTGGCCGCCTGTTTGTCGTACGCTTTAGCTTGGGCATCGTCAAACGCTCGCTCTAATTCAAGCTGACCGTTCTCTTTGATTTCAGACGTAATGCGTGGTGCGTCTTGGTACACAGACGCCAGTTTCTTAGCGGCGCCCTCACGTTTAGCTTCTATCTCTGCACGCTTTTCTTCAGTCAGATTTTTGTTTTCTAACTGCGCATCAAACGAACCCATGGCACTACGCAGATTAAAGATGGTCTGCTTCATAGCAGTTGTATCCACCAAGTTGCGAATACCGGGCAAATTCAAACCTTCACGGGCACGTTGTAGTGCGGCTCGGTATTCTGCGTTTGGCGTGCCAACTTCTTCCGTAGCCGTTGTTTCTTGTTTTTGTTCTTCTTTTACAGCAGCTCGCGCTGCTTGTTCAGCTCTTTGCGCTTTCTCTAACGCGTCCTGTGCTTTTTTCTGTTCCCGTTCTATTGCTTTACGAACAACGCTACCTTCTTCGTATTCAGCAACGGCGGCATCCACACGTTCACGCGCAGGGCCTAACGCCCTCTTGGCTAAGTTGTATACGGTTTTAAGACGTTTGATTTCTGCGTTTGCTGTATCAGGGTCTAGCCACTGCTTGAGCTCTACAAACTCTTTGTTCTCTAGGCTGTCACGCATTGACGCGGGGTTGCTTGGGTCTGTACTAAAACGCAATGCCTCGTCAACCAATGTAATTAGATCTTGTCTACCTTTTTTAGACAGCTTAGCAACACTGTCACGAATCTCAGTCAAGTAAGCAATTCGCAGGGGCAACGCTTGTAGCGCGGATTCAGCAGCTACAACATCACGCGTTGCTTCAGCCCACGCAAGTTTGATTTCATCGTCTGCCTTGTTTGTCGGCTTCAAGCCGTATTCAGCTACAAACTTTGAAGTTTCTGGTGCAACTCTGGAACGTGTTTTTAATTTTTCATCCGTTGCTTTAACGGTTGCAAGCGCTTCAGACGATTGGTCTACTAATGGCGAGCCACCAACATCAGCGCCTTCTTCAAGGGCCTTAACTTTATCAAGGGCTTTCTGTGTAATTTTTTCTGCTTTGGCAAGTTGTTCTTGCGCTTCTGTAAGCGTTTCCTCTACAGCAGACACTTCGTTTTCAGAGTCTTTGTTTAGTTGCGCAATAGCTTGACGAAGCCTCTGTATATTGCCAGAGTCCAACATCTTTTGGAAGTTGCGCGGTGTAGCACGCTGTGTTTGCGTATCTTTGTCAGCGAACAAATCAAGTTGTGGCTGAGCGCTTGTGCGCTGTAGTTCTTCTGGAGTAACGCCGGGACGTGTGGCGCTTTGGCCTGCGGCTTCTATACCTTTGGCCATCTCATCCAAATCGCGAACGTCAAACAAATTAGGTTCGTTGCCTGTGTAAATCTGACGAACAATTTTGCGAGCTAGTTCTTTAAAGTCAGCATCTGTTGTCTGCGGCAACATGTCTTGAAGCTGTTGAAGCAACTGGACGGAGCCTTTACCCATGGGCTCTAGCTTGCCACCAGAACGTTCTTTTTCTAGTAGTTGCTTTATATCCCCAAGGTCTGTAACTTTTTTAGCTGGTTTAACCGCAGCCGTGGGCACTGCGCGTTCGCGTGTTTCTGTTTGAGATAGCAGCGCTTCAATCATGTCCTCAGTGGATAGCTCAGTACGTGCTTCGCCGCGCAGGGTTAATTCGGCGGGCGCGGCTATACGTTTACCAGTGCCTGCTGGCACTGTGGTTTTTTCTGCAACTTCGTTAGTTGCCCCTAGTCTGGCACGCTCAGCGGCTTCGGCCACAGTCTTCTGGATGTTAGTGCGCATCTGCTCTTGCAGTGCGGCAACCGCTTGTACTTGTGATCCAAACTGGCGCTGGCCAGCAGGCCCTGCGTTAGCCGCGCTGCCCCAACGATCGCCCAACTCATTAAGCGCTTCCATAACGCGGGCACGGGCTTCACCGCGTTCCCAATCGGCCATAGGGGGCAAGCCAAACGCATCGCGCCTAGCGTTAATCTCGTCTATGTGTAGTTGAAGATACGCTTGTTTGATGGCATCGCTGCGTTGTTTAAATGTGTCCGGTAGTACTAGCGTGCCTCTATTTACTTTACCCAATATGCGTGTGAACGCCATCAACTGTTGATTCTGCTGGTCAGCAAACTTGTTTGCTGCGGCTTCTTTAGCGCGAGCTTCTGGCACAGAAATACCGGCTAGCGCAGTTTGCAAAGGTTGCGTCTCCGCACCCGTCCCTGTTGTTTCCGTTTGTTTTAAGGCGCGAAGCTTTTCAATAATGCCGCGTGATACGTCGTTATCTTTGACACCGCCCGTCTTTGATTTGCCGCTGGACTCTCGGGCAACAGCCAGTTGGGTCAACAGATCACTACGCTCACGCGCCGTACCGCCACCCAAACCTTGGAAAACTTGGCCGGGGATAAGCATGCCGCCTTTAGGTAACGTGTCTATCAATCCTTGAACAAGGTCTTCGTCTTGCGCGGTGCGTGCTTTGTTAGCTTCGTATGATTGACGCAGTGCTTGTGCGGGGCTGTAGTCAGGGGCTTGCCCAAGTCTTTGTAAGCCTTCAACTTCAGGCGTGACTACACGCAAACGCGCTTCGTCTACAGCACGTTGTTGTTCCGCAGCCTGCACAGCGGGCATCTTGGTCATAGTCCCCATAAGCTCAGAACCGGGGGCAGCGCCAGCCATCTGACCGCGCACACGCTCTGCTTGTTCAGCACGGACTCGTTCTTGCTCGGCTTGTTGCTTATCAAACGCTTTAAGTTGCCCAACTAACGCGCTGTAAATAATCTTTTGTTCTTTTTCATCTACTCCGGGCAATGGTGTGCGGTTTGCAAGCAACTGCCTTGCCATCTCTGGATTTTGCATCAGGTAGTCAAGGCGGTCTTTTGTAGTCAACGCCCCAACGTTTTGTGCCGCTGTCAGTTGTTCTGCAGCGTAGTCCTGTAAAGTTGTGTCTGCTGGGGCAGGCTCTTCGGTTGGGAACAACTGCCCTTTGTTTGTTTTCCTGCCAGCGGCTTGAATACCAGCTTGCTGACTCATTTGCTCAAGCATGTAGTCTTCTGGAGACATACTTGCAATACGTTCTTGCTCCAGCGCCTGTTGGTATACGCCTGTCTGTTTCAAGCGATTGACTTCGGGAGCAATCTCATCTCGCGCCAACTTGTTAACACGAAGCTGCTCTCGGATTTCTTTATTGAACGCCTTGTCTTCCGCCTCGGTGGGAGAATTTTTGGTGACCTTTCGCTCTTGCTGTTGCAGAGCGATCTTCTCTTGCTCAAGGGTTCGCAGCTCTTTGGCTTTCTCAAGCGCATACTCAGGGGTCTGACGTCGGGCTTCCTCTTGCTCTTGAGCAAGGCGCTCTTGCTCAGCGGCTTCTTTGGACAACAAGTTGCGCTCATCCCGCTCGGCTTTGGCTGCTTGGGTCTTTGCGCTGCTGCGCTCAAACGCACGACCAACAGGGGCCAATGTACCGCCCAGCACTGCGCCACCAATGAAGCTTTCAACGTATTCTTTGCGGGCTTCTGGATCAGCGATGTTCAGGCCCGCTTGCAGACGTTCAAGCGATTGCTGGGCGACTTCGGTAAAACCTTCACGCCCCATGGCCATGCCTGTCTTGGCGGTGTAGTCCATCGCTGCTTTGCTCAGCGTCTGGTTGGCAATAGCTTTAGCTTGCTCGGTTGTCAGCTTGGAGCCCACGGAGCCGAACAGCTTGCCCACACCGGGCAGCAACGCCATGGCGGCGGTATCAATCAGTGCTTGCGGAACGGCTGCGGCTGCAGCTTTGCCAAGGCTAGCCTCTTCCAGTGTCTTGCCGGTGTCCATCTGACGGGCCAAGTTGGAGCCAGTGAACTGACCAGTAGATACAGCGCCTGCGCCCAACAAACCAAGACCTGCCGCAACCGGAACGGAAACTGGAGCGGCCAAAGCCGCAAGACCTGCGGCTGCTGGGGCGGCCATGTAGGGGACAGACCCGCCAAGAAGTTCTCGAAACTTTAAAAGCGGGTCTTCAGTGAAGCCTTTTTCCGTTGGAGTAAAGCGTGCGGTGGCTTTGGCTTGCGCTGCTTCATATTCTTTTTGAGCCTCGGCCTCGCTCTTAAGTCCCAGCTTGCCCTTGAGCAATTCAAACTCACCACCCAATCGGGTAGCACCGGCAGAGGCAGCGGCTTTGAAACCGGAGGTGTCTTGCTTTGGCTTAGCTTCTTCTCTTGCCCCAAACGCATCGGGGTACATCTGCTTGGCTACGGCCAGCGCTTGTTCCTTGCTCTCGCCCTCTTTGACCGGAAAGAAAGCACCGTTAGGGAGTTGGATTTTAGTAGCCATAGCAGTTCTCAAATTGTGATCGAGTGGCGCGACCCCGAATGTTTAAGCGCCAGCCTATTATGGCAAAAATTAACGCGGTAGGGTAGCCCCAAATTGCGCCGCGTAACTAGCAAATGTAAGCGGTGGGGTCATGGTGTCCTTGCCTGCAAAAGCCTTCAAGTAATCAGCGTAAGAGTTGGCAACGCTAAATTTACCGGCTTGGATCTCTGCTACTTTACGCAAACCAGCTTCAAGGTTGTTGTTACCCAGCGCCATAGCAATCTGCATTTGCTCGTTAGGGCGGTTAGCAGAAATTCTTGCGCTTTCAAGCTGCGCTTGGACTTTCTTATCTGTCTGGATTGCGTCAGCCGCAGTAGTAAAGATTGCTCTTTGGTTGTCAGTAGAAATTTTCAAGTCGTTTGTAGCGCCATCCAAGTACAGTTGCTTACCTTGTAGGCGGGCGTTGCGAATTGCTCGGTTTTCGTCACGAATTTCTTTTTCGTTCATGTCGTTGCGGTTCAGACGCAGATCGTCCAGACGGTCGCGGGCTTCGGCAAATTTTTCTTTAGCCGCATTGATCTTGTCGATACCGGCAATATAGCGCTCACTGCCGACTTGTACGCCTTTACCGATTACTGAGCCAAGGTTGCCCGGAGTTGACATTATGGTAGCCCCGGCCTGTAACAGCGCTAGTCCGAGGTTCTGGTCTTTCATTCCAGCTACGCCCTTTTCACGTTCAGCAAGGCGAGCTTCTTTACCGGCAAACACGTCGCCACGAGCGGCACGCCTTTTTTCGCCTTCCGCTTTATCTTCCATAGCGGTTTGCTCAAGTTGCGAAGCAACCCCCACCCGTTGATTTCTCAAATCCCCTTGTGCAAGATCAGTTTCGCGTGTGAATTTGTTAATCAGTGCGTCAAGCCCAGCCGACGCTTTATCGGCTGCTGGTGCGGGAGGTTTTGTGCCGGGTGCAGGTGGGGCCTTACCCTCTACTTTTGCTTTAGCGCGTGCTGATGCTGGGATTAGATTAGGCGATACGTTTGTGCCAATCCCCTCTGCAACAGGGGAAGTTCGACGTCCTTCAGTACCCGCAGCAACTGGTGCGGCGGGGCTCACAGCGGCGGGCGTAAATTGCGCAGCGGCGGGCATAGTAGACTGCCCAGAAGCTTTAAAAGCCTCAAGTTGTGCACGTGCTGCGGCTGCTTGTGGCGCTCCGGCATTGGTCAAGAACGCCACTTTTTGTTCGAGTTCAGCCAGCGTTCGTGCACGTTGTGTTTCTTGTGTCTGCAAAGCACTTGCACTACCTGCCAGTTCTGCTTGCGCAAAGTCTGGCGTAAACCCACCCATCGTATTCCCGCCAAACTGATAGCGCTCAACATCACCACCGTCAGCAAACGCAATAATACCGCCACCAGCAAAGTTCATATCGCCTGCGGGAAGCTGACCAATACCTTGGTCTTCTGGCATCTGCTGGGGGGCTATCTCGGCCACCATTTGGTCAACCACTTTGGGCTGCTCTTGCATTGACTCTTGACTAGCAGCACGCACTTCTTTGCGGCGGTTGGACTCCGATATGGCCAACGCCATGATGTACGGGTCGTTCTTATGCATCTGCGCGTATTGCTGCAGTTCTGGGTCTCCCAGCTTTGCCAACGTTGAGGTAATTTTATTGACGTTAATTGACATGGCTTACCTTACATCTTTGAGATTGCCAGCTCAGCCAGTCCGGCTGGTTGAGCGTTTACGGAGCCGCCCTGTGCAAACTTGCCGCCGCCCATCATGTACGCTCCAGCTAGAGAGGTGCCCGCGCCAAGAGCCTGCTGCCCGATACCGGGCTGAGGCGTGTACAAGCTTTGCACAGTGCCCATAGGAGTGCCGCGCAGGATGTTCGACATGAACTCCAACTGCTGATACGGATAGCGTTGCTGGGCTTGGAAGTCCTGCATACGGGCGTTGATGAGCGCCTGCTCTTGTTGCTGCTGCTGCGTACCCATCTGGTTTTGCATACCGATGACGTCTTTTTGCTGGCCAAACTGTTGGCCACCCAATTGACCCAGTTGCCCCGCGCTTTGCAGGGCGGTCTGAAGGCCTTGCATACCAAGACCTGCGCCATACTGACGAGATTGCTCCCGCAGTTGCTGCTCTGTGTTGAATTGCTGTTGGCCACGGCCATACGCGTCTTGCAGACCGCGAGCCTGAATGTCGCCCATCTGGGTACCCAGATTACGCTGGCGCTCGGCTTCTACAATAGCCTGACGGGAACCACCAAAAGCACCCTGCTGAACGGCTTGGGCTTGATTCTGATTGCGCTGCATTTCAGATGCACGTTGGGCTTCCCGTTGCTGGATACCCACCACGTTCTGCATGTACGGGTCCATGTACTGACCGGCCTGAGCGCCAAACTGTCCTGTAGCGTAAGGGTTGTACTGCGTGCCTAGTGCCTGCATACCCGCCGCCCCGGCAAGGCCCATACCTGCACCTACTGCGCCAGATGGCTGTAAGTTCTCTGCGCCTTGGAACGCTCTGTTTTGCAGCCCAGTAAAGCCTGCCACTTGCGTAGGGTCCATGCCCTTTTTTCTAGCAAAGTCGCCGTAGCTTTGGAATGGGTTTTTGTTGATGTCCGTTACGGACTCGGCAAGGCCCAGCTGTTTTTGGGCCGTGGGCTTAGCCCATTCTGGCAGGTCAATAACTTGGGTTTGCGTGCCGCTTCCGCCACCACCGCCACCACCATAAATGATGCGCCCGCCTTCTTTGCGGGTAACGGAGTCGCCCAGCGGCTCGCCAAATGCTTCAAGCTGTCTGCGGGAATAGCTCATATTTTCACTCCAACAATTTTGTACTTTTCTTCAAAGCCGTAACGTGACCAGAGCCGGGCGATGGCTTCTCGTGCAGCGCCTTCAATACAGGTAGCACCCAAAGAACGCATCAGCGTTTTGAGCTGCTCAAACGTTTCTTCGCTACTTATCATTTTGCCACCGATCGTTGTGATAAACGCAACTCTGTCGTGCGGACGGCTAGTAAACATCAATGTTGCCGCCCCCTGCACACCTTCATCATCCACGGCTACAATCAACAACCACTGGCCTGTAACCAACAAAACTTTAACCGACTCCAGCGTGTAATCGCCTTTGGCGTGCTCTAGCGCTGATGCAATATGCGGCTCAACCAAATGCCAGACTTGGTGGACATGCCCTACATCAACGCGTTCGATTCTCATGCTGGCAACAGTTTCTCAGCACGGCTGTTTACGGCCACACGGTTCTTGCCAGTTGTTTTGCCACGGGCCTTCTGGATGCGATCCATCATGGCGTACAGCTTGCGAGCACCGGCTTCGGTCGAGCCATTACCTAGCTCAGAAACGATACGAGCAGGCACAACGAACTCACCATCAGCAAGACGCGCTGGGCGCTTGTTCGCAATCGTTGCAGGAATTGAGTCAGATACACCATCGCCGGGACCTTTCAAAAGACGACCGCCATCGGAATAATCGCCAAGGTGGGAAACACCGCCAGCAGCAAAACGACCGGCGGGGTTCATGGGCGCATTTTGGGCTGCTTCAAACTTATCACGTGACATGGTGGGCCCGACATAGTCGTGCGTCATAATCATGTTCCCCGACTGCCGATTTCTTTCAGCAAGCCTTTGGTTGTTGCTTGCCGCGTACTCATCGTAAGCGTCCATAGGCTTAGCAGCACCCCCATAAAGCCCCGGAAGCATGGTAGAGCCGGGCATTTGTCCACCATCAAATTGTCTAAAAGCCCCAGCAAGAGCCCCAGCAAGACCGCCACCCATGCCACCCATGCCACCGGGAGACATATACCCGTTTTCTGATGTGCCGCCCATACCCGCAAGCAGTCCGCCACCACCACCGCCACTACCTGCAGCTTGGTAACCATTGGTGTTTGCCTGACCAGACTGACCGCCACCTCCAACATCAAAAGTGCCTTGGAGATTGATCTGTCCACCCGTAGCAAACATCTGACCGCCGTTGGCCATCATGGTTTCCATTTGATTGCGGTCGGACATTTCCTCAACTGGACCGCCCATAGCCATGCCGGGCATACCCGTAGTGGGTGCCAGAATATCTCTTTGTCGGCTTCCGGGCGGCACTCGGGTGTAGCGCTGAGTGTTTGGATCGTAGTCGTATTCGTATGGGTTTGGACCGCTACCAGCAAACGGCGTTTGTTTAGCGCCTTGCATCAGCATGGGACTTGCTGCGGCCAGACCATACTTAGCTGCTTGCATGCCGCCGCCCATTGAACTTAAAGCTGCATTGCGGCCTGCTTCTCCAGTCAACGATGCTACGCCTTGACCCATTGTGGCAAACGGATTGGCTAACTCTTTAGCTCCCGATGCAATGCTGGCCGTGTCTATAGCTTGTGCTTTAGCGGCTTCGGATAAACCTGTTTGTGTTGCTGCTTTTGCAGCTTCTGTTGTCATAGCGTTTGCACCAGCACCAAACAAACCTGCGCCAAGCCCTGCACCGCCGTACGCGCCAAGACCCGCCATCAGACCTTTGCCCAAGTCGCCTGTACGAGCAGTTTCAACACCACCAATCAACAAACCTGCGGTCATTGGGTTAATCAAGCCACCAGTCAAGGGTGTAAGCGCAGCACCGATAAGCATGGGCAGCATGCGTTTTAAGAAGTTGGCTTCGGGTAAACCCGTATCTGGATTAACCGTTAGCGTGCCGCCGTGGGCTCTGGCAAGCGCTTGTAGGCCCGACACTTCTTGTGGGGCCATGTGTACCAGCATGGTGTCGCCTTTGCGGCCACGGCTAGCAAGGTGTTGTGCAGCAAGTTCTAGGCTCATTGGGGCCTCACGAAAAAGGGGTTGATTAAGTTTATCATGTGATACGGATTTAGCCAACTTTCCAATTGGTTCCATCAGAATATACTGGGGTGAAAACGGCCCCACCACCAACAACCGTGGAGCCAAAAGAGGGAGTCAATGCGTTTGTGACAAAAGTTCGCGCTCCCGCACCAGAGGTAGCCGCGCTGGGCAGTGTAGCTACGGTGTAGTTTGTGGTTGGCGGAATCGTTGCGGAAGTATTTAACTGCCCCAAAATAGCATCAAGCCTGTTGAAATACAAACGCAACACATCAGCAAACTGGTTGTGAAACCGCTCCTCATACTGCTGCGGTGCGGTAGGCAAGCGGGGGGCCGTAACCCTGTTTAGTGCGTTCTCAGAAGTAACAATCAGTGACATGCTTATCTCCGGCCATCAGGACGCACGTCGATTGACGGAACGCCAAGTTGCCACTGAACACCCAACCCGTCCGAGCTAATTTTAAACGCCATCTGGCGTCCTCGAATGCGTGTGTAAACAATCTGCGTGAACTGCTGCACAAGGTAGTTGCGCTGCGTTTGAAAGTTCAAGGTGCTGGTGACCGCAGGGGTAGGCGCTGTGCCGTAGTTCGAGCCGGGGTTTTGCCTTGGACGCATACTGAATGTGACCGACGGGTTGTTGACCGAAGAGCCATCAAACGTAATGTCGGGAATCATCCGCCATACAAAACCGTAGTTGTGTCCGTCCCCGATGTTGAAGTCGGCAGACTGGATGTAAGACACGATTGGACTTGGCGGGTTGGTAGTGCCGTCGTTCACACCGTTTTCGTGGTAAATGAGCTGACCGCCGTATCCTGCAGCTGTAGGGAAATCACGCAGACTTGTGTCTAGCCAAGCCGTACGCGCAAGGTTGCCGTAAGACCATATTTTTTCAACGTGGTTGTAAATTACATACCGGTCAATTACGTCCGAGTTGGATGAGCAGTAGTAGAACCAGATTTCATTGAATGCTTCGTTGGTGCTGCCAAAGAACTGATACGCTTGTTCAAGGTTGATATCACCAAAGATGTATTGGCGCAGGGGGCAGTACAGCGTCTCCACACGACCGGAGTACATGTAGAACTTATCGCGCCCCATCCAGTACGTAACGTTGGCTGCCGTAGCTGGTGCGTTTGGCCCCATGATGGAGATGTTGTCGCCCAGAATCTGAAAGCCCCAAACAAGCGGTGGGCCAAGGTACTGCATACTGTACAGTGCAGCGTCTGTCCAAATCAAAATCTCCTGACGAGCCTGTAACTCGGCCACAATGGAAGAGCCAACACTCAAACGGAAACTCCCTGCTTGGTTGGTTGCCTCGGGATACCAAACTTTATAGTTTTCCTGATCCGACCAGCGCACCAACAACGGATCTAAAGTAGTAGGCGCAACACCCCCCATGGTAGTCGGCAGATCATTGCAGCCAAAGGCAATGACAAAACGGGAAGTGTCAGAAGTTGCAACAATGTTAGCTACGTTTGGGCAGCTGGTGTCCGACAACCAATACTGAACACCGTCTTGTGTGCTGGTGTTTGTACTGGACAACACTTGTGCACGATTGTAAGTAGACGGCGATACTGCGGGGACCCACATATAGATCGCCCCGCCCCGAGGGTTCATGACAAGATAGTCGCCAAAGTTGTCCTCGCTCCAAAGCCGCAACTGAATACCTACGCCAACACCAGCAGGGGCAGCAAGACCCCATCCAGTCAACGTGCCGCCCGTATTACCACCCCAACCGCCAGCTCCCCAACCCACACCAACCGTGTAAATCTCACTACCAACTCCAATTTGGTAAGTAAGTGTTGCAGTACCGGCAGTCCCAGAGGACGTGGCGGGGGAAGACACAACAATACTAAAAGAGTTAGCGTCGATGCGTGTGATTTGAAATTCCAGATTCAACGCAGAAGCAGGGATGCCATTGACAGCGCCAGCAACTCCAGAGATGGTCACAAAATCGTTAGTTTGTCCGCCATGCGCAACGTCGTTGACAACAACGGTTGTTGATGCGTTGGTTGTTGTAAAAGCGTTAGTTACCCCAGCGTCAACTGAGCGAATAGGGGTGACATCGTAGAACGTGCCGCCAGAAGTTTGCTGAATGTAGTACTTGAGATTGGTGCCCAACCCCATCAAATTAACCCCTGCCAGAGTAATCCAGTTAAACAAAGAGCGGCAAACCCCCCAGAAAGAACCAGTCGGAGGCGCTACTGCTACGCCATTATTGTTGTAAGTGCCATTATCTCTTGCCCAACCGCCCAGCTTCTCGGGATAGCCCGAGCGAAAACGCACCTTGTCCATCTCGAACCAAGTGCCTTCATTGGCCAGCGTTGTCGATTCTCGGTTTACGCCGGGGCGCAGTTGAAGTTTTTGTAAGGGCATGGCTTATTTTCCCATCAATTTGGGCGTATATCAAGCATACAGCCGTGTGCCTTGTTTGTCGATAATCAATGCCTGTTTTCTTGGCTTGGCATCTGGCGTGTTTGGGATGCTCACATGAGTCCAGCGATCAAACTCTCGGATGACTTGGTCGTACGGCAAGCCAGACGCAATGATAGTTTTGACCACTTCATCAGGGGTCAGTTGAGGAACTCGGATGTCCACAGCACAACCAATGCGATGCTGGCTAGTATCTTTAGACCCCACAGCATCATTGACTTGCTTGCTTCTAAAAGCCGAGTTAACCATAACAGGTCTTCCTCCCAAGGCAGACTTGACTTCTTCGAGGAAGGCTGCGAGTCGTTTGAGGTTCTCAAGTTCCTGTTCATTTGGCGTGTTGTCAAATTGGCGGTGGTCAGTGTGCGTGAGTTCTTCGAGCGTAAAGTGGTCGGTTAAATTCATTTCTTCACCCTATCAGCAATTTTTTCCATAGTGCGTCCACCAAAGTAGAACGACATCACGAGCATGCCCCATTGTCCCAGTAATTCTACGTAAGCGCCACGGGTTTCGTACTCAAATATTGAGGCAATTGCAAAGCCAGAGTAAGCCAGCAACAGGAAAATCAGCGTCATAGGGCGAATGTTTTTAGACAGCCAAGAGTCACTTGCCATGTCTGCCTGAACGCGCTGTGTAAGGTTGTTCTGCTCGGTCTCGTACAGTTTGGTTTCGTTGGCTATCCTTGCTAATTCACCATCTTGTGCCATTTTTGCAAGGTCAAGCTGTGCCTTAGCCTTGGCTTCAGGGTCTGGGATCAGCTTGTCAATGAGCTTGCCGCCCACGTTTAGAAGTGCGTCTAGTCCAATCATTGTTTACTCCTTATTCATCAGACATATCAGTTGAAGCCAAATTAATGCGGGTTTTCAAAGCGCTAATATCTTCGGGCTTTGATGCAAAACCAATGGCAAGATACCCCGCAAACTTACCGGGGTCAGGTGGGATTGAACCACGGCACAGGAATTTCACTCCTTGCTTAGCGCCCCACTCACCCACTTTAGATGATGGGTTGAATTCTTCACATAAAACTTCATTGTTCAGCATGGCCACCATAGCTGCGTTGCGGTCAGCACTTGCGTTGAATAAAGAAGTAACTGTACCTTCAAGCTTCTTTTCTCGTGAGCCATCAGCATTTAGGGCCAACACCGTGGTGCGTGAGTTGGTTGTAAGGTTGGCTTTATGCACCAGAACAACTAGCCCATCCACATCTTTGAGCAGGCTTTTGGCAGGGTCAACCAAGTCGTCTTGCTTCACAAGCTGCGGCATGTGATCTTGGTTCTGGATGGCCTGCAGAATGACTTGTCGTGAGTCCCAAGCAAAGTAGCCTGCAAACGCCATAAAAGACAGCAAAATAACCGTCAGCAATTTAAATGGGCTGTCCACCCATTCAATCAAACCAATGATTTTCCCAAGCGTGTCGGCTGGTGTTTTAGCGGGTTGTGGCTTTGGGGTAACAACTTCCGCCTTTGGTTTAGGTATACGGCGTTTAACCGGCGCTACCTTTGCGGGTGCTTTAGCCGGTGCTTTGGCGGCAGTTTTTGCCGGTACTTTTTTAGCTGTGACCATGTTTAAACGTATATGTCCAAAGTGCGATTTTGAAATATCTCCATGCGGATGCGTTCTTGAACTACTTTTTTACAGTAAATCTCAAATCCTATGTCTTGCAATTCTGTCTGCTTTTGCTTGGCAACTTCAACAGTTTTATTAACTTCGTGTTGTTTTTCTAATTTGGCTTGGGCAAGGTCTCGCTTGTCGGGATACCCTGACGCTACAACTGTTGGAAATAGTCTGATCGTTTCAATCATTTATCCTCCCTTGCCCGCGCTCTTGCGTAGTAGTACAGCACCTTGGCTCTCAACTCCGCACTGTCTGCAGCCCCAGCCCAAAGCGCAAGGTTGTTCCAAACTCCCACCAACTGCTCTGAACTGCAGTTATCACCGTTTGTCGTCAGCCACCTAGACAACTCCATGTGGCGCATGGTCGGATCATTGATCCAACTCAGCCCGTAAAAGTCCGTAACTATGCATGGAGCTTTAGCGCTTGCCCAAAAAACCAAACATACAAACGGCAACCAAAACCAACGCATTCATGTCTAACTATTATTTAAAATGTGCCGTAAATTTTCATTCTTTACAAGAGCACCGAAGGAATAAATCAAACGCTCCCCACCTGAGATTGGTGTCGTGCCGTGGCGCTCTATGCTAGCAATGCAAAGCCAAAGGCCACCTTCGGCTATCGGCACAACCTCGCCGTCAAGGATCGGATCACCGCCCACCGGGGGCTTTTTGACCATCCAGTTGCAGCGCACATGCGCAAAGCCAGCAGGGGCCGAGTCTGTGTGCTGCTGAACAAACGCTCCGTCGGCATAGTTGTTACCAATTAGATGCCCAAACATTGGCTCGGGGGCATCCATGCGAAGGCCAAAAGCGTTAAATGCGACCTCGGCAAGCGCAGTTTTTGTGTGAGACATGTACCGTCGCCCCGCCCCCGCCGTATTAGTTTTAAATGCTTGGGTTGGCAGTGTAAAATATGCTGGGCTTCGCCAGCCTTCTACCACACGATTGACAGCAAGCTTCATAATTAGCTTACTTGCAAATCGGTGAAGCCATTGAAAGTGGCGACACACCGGCAGGAATCATCAAGGGGTCGAGGATTTCATTGTTGTTCTTGTCCCGCAGCGCATGGATGCAGTACGCTACCGTCTCATCGGTGAGCGCTTCGAGTTCATGCACCTTGTCCTTATGAATGTAGATCATATGCGGCGCAATAAACTCGGTCGCAACTCCTTCAACCGTGACCTTTAACTTGCCTTTGGCAAGCAGAGTGAGGTGATCAAACTGATGCGTGTGGCCGATCTCAGTGTCGCCAGCTTTCTTAAAAAGCATCATGCGCGAGTAAAGGTTGGCAACGCAGCCAATGTGAACTACTGGCTGGTTCATAGAATAGAGGCGGGAATTTCACCTGACTGAGGCGTTCCTGTAATTTCAAGTGTAGGTGGTGGTGGCACATACTCCGCAATAGCTCCATATTTACCAGCAACAATGTCAGCAAAAATAGCGCGGCCATGTGGCTCAACGTCATTTGAATCCGCAGTAAATAGTAGTATTTCACTACCAAACTGTGAGGTTGTGATTTCGCAGTCAATCGTTGTGTGTGCGGCATTCGACCAACGCGGATTTGTTAAAGAGGTGAGAATTGATTGCATGTTTTACTTCTTTTAGGAGATGCGTAGCCAAACTGTTGCTCGATAAAGATTAAAGCAGCAAGTGGCACTGTTGTCCCAACCCATGCATCTCCAAGTGCCTGTTGGAATGCTGCTGTTGTATCCAATAGCACTATTGTTGGAGTATCTTAAATTAGAACCCGCTTTAGTGTCACCCGGAATAGCTTCAATGGTGTTAGCGCTAACCAAAAAAGCATATGTCCCAACAGCGCCAACAGTAGCACTTGCTATTGCGGTTAACACTTGATTTGTGGTAATTGTTGTAACTGTGCTTGCATTGGTGGCATTAGTTGCATTAGTTGCATTAGTAGCATTAATAGCGTTTGTTGCGTTTGTTGCGTTTGTTGCGTTTGTTGCGTTTGTTGCGTTTGTAACAGCCGTTGCGCCAATCTGCGCCACAATATCAGCCGCGCTTGCTGTTGTAATAGCTGAAGTTCCAGCGCCTTTAAGCAAAGCTCCAGAAGAAAGGGTTGTAGCCCCAGTGCCGCCGTTGCCAACGGGTAACGTGCCAGTCACGCCAGTTGTTAGCGGTAAGCCTGTAGCATTTGTAAGCGTGGCAGAAGTTGGAGTGCCCAAAGCGGGTGTTACCAAGGTAGGGCTGGTGTTAAGGACTACGGAGCCTGTACCTGTCTTGGTGGTAACCCCAGTGCCGCCGTTAAGGACAGGAAGCACACCAGAAAAACTGCCAGCGTCAGTAGTTAAGAAATTGGTTCCATCACTGAACACCGCCACTTTGCCCCCTGAGATTACGGAAACTCCTAAACCCGCCGCAGTTGTGTTACCCAACACAGTAGAGTTATAAATTGTTGCTGTAAAGGCACTGGTGTTGTAAATGATGTACGTCTTCTCAGATGGAGGAGCGTAGACGTTAAAAGCCGCGCCGGTCGTTGTGGTCAACGCAATTACCATATTGCGCGACTGATCCGCCACACCGTTTAGTGCTGTCAAAGCTTGGTTGGTCGAAGTGATCGACACCGAAGTATACCCAGCAATAGCATCTTCAATCAGTGTGCCAAGGTTGGTGTTGGTTGTGGTTCCCCACGTACCGGCTTGATCGCCCGTGGTGATAAGTTCAATACGCAGTGCTGGAGAGTAAGTGCTCATGTTCTGTCCTTATTTCAACGAAATCTTGGGCCGTTAAACCACATGGTTGCGGAATAGCGAATACCCGACATTACTGGAATTACCCGGTGCTCAAGGATAGACGGGAACGCAATGATTGTCCCCTTTTCCAGCGGCGCTGTATAGTCATTGTACAAACGTACTTGAAAATCGCCGCCTTCAAAGTCGTCGTTTAAAAGACAGACGATAGTGATTTTACGGTCTGTTGGTTTTCCAGCCAATGCAAACGTATCGGTGTGCCAAGCATAGTGTTGCTCTGGTCCGTACTCGGCAAACTGAATATTCTCTCGGCCAGTAATGTGATACTCCCACTTGCACTCTTTATTAGCGTGCACGGCAAAACTCTCAAATTTATCGTTTAGCCAGTAGTCAGGACCACCAAATCTCACTTTAGTATTGCGAGTTGCATGATTCTTTTCAGTGCCATCAATCCCCATCGCAGCGTCTTTAACGTCAATGCCGGACATTTCTGCAATGATTTGATTGCAGGTGTCGCCGTCTAGCTTGCCAAGATACCAAAGGGGGAGGTGTGACATTTAATATTTATTTTCTGCAAATACGTTTACAAATATAGTGCCGTCTTCTAGCGCTTCGATTTCATGCCACTCGTTAGCCACAAGATTTACAGGCTGCGTGTCTTTAGTCATTACCAAGCTGCGGCGCTCGTTGCTGACAATACAGCTTCCGGAATGGCACATGGTCAAGTGAGAGAAAACATGTTCGTGCCGTGGCAGCCCCTCGCCTTTGTTGGCGTGGTACACATTCAGCGTTGTGCCGTCTTGCGTTACCATGAAGCGGGGGGCGATGGAATTCATAGCGTTTGCGCTCCTTCGGTGGCTGGCTGAACAGGTTCAGGCGGCGCAACATATTCGGCAATAGCTCCATATTTACCAGCAACAAGGTCTGCAAAGATGGCGCGGCCATGTGGCTCAACGTCAGTTTGTGACGCTGTAAATGGAAGAACCTCATCACCAAATTGCGATGTTGTAATTTTGCAGTCAATAGCTGTGTGTTCTGCGTTTGACCAAACAGGATTTGAGACTGAAGTAAGTGTTGATTGCATATTTAATCCTTTTAAGAAATGCGAAGATAAACAGCACCCACCCCTTGGCCAAAATAGCTGTCTGGGCTATTTGCTCCCATATTTCGCCACGTACCTGATGGGGCGGAGCCTACACTTATAGTTGATCCATTGCTAGCAAAATATCGTAAATTTGAACCAGCTCTAGTAGCCCCTGTGGCCGTTGAGGAGCCAGAATCCGGACGCAAGAAAGCATAACTTCCAACCTCCCCAACAGTCGCCCCTGCTGTTGCCGAAAGAACGTTGGCTGTGGTTACGGACGCAGCTGAGCCGGGTGGTCCAGTGGGTCCAGTTGGGCCGGGGCCTCCGGCGGGTCCTGTGGGTCCGGGAGCGCCCGTAGGTCCTGTGGGACCTGTAGGCCCTGTAGGTCCGGGAGCGCCCGTGGGTCCGGGGCTACCATTAGTTCCAGCAGGGCCGGTGGGTCCTGTAGGACCGGCAACGCCAGTAGCCCAAACACCATCACCGCGCCAGAAGGTAGAGGCTGATGCGCTTGTACCGCTGTTTAAACGGCTAACGGGAAGGTTGGCGCTTAGTGAAGCGGCTGACCCAGACGTGTTTTGATTGCCTGCAGTGTTGACTCCGGGGAGGTTAATATCTGCTGACCCGTTAAAACTTACACCACCGATATTGCGTGCGGTTTGAAGCGTTGTAGCTGTGGCAGCATTACCTGTTGTAGAACTTGATGTGGTTGCGTTACCGCTCAACGCCGCTGTAATTGTGCCAGCGGTAAAGTTACCAGAAGCATCGCGTGCAACGATAGCGCTTGCAGTGTTCGCGCTGGTAGCCGTGGTGCTGGAGTTGGGGATTGAAATCGTCGTGTTTGTAACGCTTGTGACCTGCCCCTGTGCATTGGTAACAAACACAGGAACCTGAGAGGCCGAGCCGTATGTGCCAGCAGTGCCAGTGTTGGCAATGTTAAATGTGAATGCTGGGGACTCACTAAGCCCTGTGCCAGCTGTGTATGTAATTGGCGCGGCAAACTGCTGGAACACAAGCGCTGTTGTACCGATGGTAATTGGAGGCGCGGTCTGTTGAACCCAAGCGGTATTGAGGTTAACAGTACCGCTAGTGACTAAAAAGAAGTCGCCTTCGTCAATTTGGTCAACACCTGATCCAGCTGTATCAAAATCTGTAGCCCGAGTCAGAATGTACGGCGTTCCAGCAGAGCCAACCTGTGTGACCGTGTAAACACCATTATTTGCTTGCGTAACTTCGTTTTTAACAAGTATGCGGTTTGACACAACAGTAAGCGTTGAGTCCACAGACAGAGCGCCATTGGCATTTGCCGTAAGCGTGGCTCCTACCCCGGATGCGCCGTTGTTGTACGTATTGGCTGGCAGGGCGGCAGTAGTTGCCAAATCCACAGCTTCATGAAAGTGAATACCAGAGGCAATAGCATCAGCGTACTGTTTGTTGACAATGTCTGTGTTGCTGACGGGGGCAGCGGAGACTGTGCCGCTTGTTAGCGCAATCGAAGTGATGTCAGTATTTGCACCTGATGCGGCGGCGGTCAAGTTAATCCGAGCGTTTGTTGCGTCCGATGCGCCTGTACCACCATTTACTACTGCCACAACGCCAGTTACGTTAGCCGCTGTTCCTGTGGTGTTCTGGTTAAGGGTTGGAACATCTCCGGCTTGTATAGCAGACATCACGACATCTGTGCCATCGCCGCGAAGATATTGACCGGATGTTACTGCGCCTGCTAACGCATCTAATGCCGCTTGTCGGGTTGTTTCGCCTGTGCCGCCATTAATAATCGCAACAGTACCCGTCACATTAGCCGCTGTGCCTGTTGTGTTTTGATTCAGTGTTGGGACGTCTCCGGCTTGAATGGCCGCCAATGCCGCATTTGTTCCATCAGAGCGTAAATATTGGCCAGAAGTTTGTGCTCCAGTTAATGCAGTGATTGCGGTTGCCGCTGTCGTCTGTCCGGTGCCGCCGTTTGCAATGGGGACAGCGCCAGTGATGTCAGCCGTAACATCAACAAACTCCCATGCAGCATTAGTACCATCAGTGGTCAAGAACTTACCAGTGTTAGCCGTCTGAACAGGCGCAAGAGCATTAAAACCTGTGGTAGCTGTTGTCTGCCCAGTGCCGCCGTTGGCAATAGGCAGTGTGCCCGTAATGTCTGCTGTAGACAAACTAACAGCATCCCAAGAAGTGTTAGTGCCATCTGTTTGCAAATACTTGTTTGCATTTGCTGTTTGTGCAGGCAACAAGGCGTTTAGAGCCGTATTAGCAGTTGTCTGTCCAGTGCCGCCGTTTGCAATTGCCAGTGTGCCTGCCAATGTAATAGTTCCAGCTCCGGTAATCGGACCTCCAGAAGTCGTAAGACCTGTAGTACCGCCAGCCACATCGACCGAAGTAACAGTACCGCCAGCATCGGCTACCCAAGAAGTGTTTGTGCCGTTTGTTGACAAAACCTTGCCAGTATTACCTGCCTGACTAGGCAGTAATGCGTTCAATCCAGCGGTGGCCGTGGTTTGCCCTGTACCGCCAGAAGCAATAGGCAGCGCGTTGGTTAGGCTGACGTTCTGCGAAGTGTCTACTGAAATGGCAGTGCCCGTCCCAGAACCTAGAAGCAAAGCGCCGGTCATATCCCCCTCTAGTTTTAAGGAGGTAAGTGATGTGATACCTGCAGAAATTTTACTCATGATACTTCCTGTTAAGGTGTTACTAGCAGCCAGTACTGCCCGGGAGCAACTGTAATAGACGAATTGGGGCCTATATTTAAAGGCCCTAATGACATTCCATTGGCATATTCTGGAAACACAAGACTTCCTTGCGATTGCGAGCTAAAAATACTAACAGCTAAACCAGCATTGGCGGTGTTTGCGCCTTGTATAGCATTATACAAGTCAACAAAAACTGTGCGCTCAGCCGGTTGAGTGACAAAGACGTCCTTTGCCCCCAGTGTAAAATTGACAAGTGCGCCAAAGTTGCTAGAAGATAAAACGGTGGTACGAGACAGTGTGTCAGTGCTTAACGTGTACGTACCAATTCCGACTTCCCACTCGTTGAGCAACGGCGCTGCAATTGTGTAGTACGTCTGATTGCCATCACCAATACCCTGAGAAAAAGACTGATATGACGTAACAGCGCCGTCAAGCGCTACCGCGCCGGTACCAGCTGTATCGGTTGTTTCTCGTACGCGGTCTGCAAGAACAAGTGCCATTGTGTGTCAGATGTTGTTAATGTTGTTCCAAGACGGGCTCTGATTGGTGTCAATAACCTGCCACCCACTGCCCTGCGTTGTATTCAGTAGTTGCCAGACAGCGCCCTGCGCGGACGATACCAGCACCCACCCGGGATTTTGGGTATTGGCTATATTCTGCCAGTTTGCGATCTGCGTGTCATCAATTAATTCCCAAAGGAACCGGCCAATGAAATCTTGTGTAGAAATTTGCACACCTTCGCTGAGGTTTGCAAAAACGTGGACGTTGTTGGGGTACCGATCCAGCGCAAACGCGCTATCTTGGAATCCGATGTGCAGATCAGCGTTTGTTGGGATTACAACGCTACCTTGGACCAGCTCAATAATTTGAACTGCAAAATTAATTTTACCTGCCGCCACGTCGGACGCGGTAACGGACTCAAGAATGTTAGTGCTGTAAGTCGGGATGGATGAAAATGTATTTGATCCCTGAACACTTTCGCTGACGGCTGTACTAAACAGAACGCGCCCAACCGGCGTATCTTGAATCTGAGCCGTGTCAGCAGTATTCGCCAAAAAGGCAGCGGAAGAAGCTACCGTATCTACACCTTGCGCAAACTCCAAGACTGTTCGGAAGAAAAGTCTAACGCCCTCCGTCTCGTCAAGACCTTGCGCAGAGTCTGCTACAGACGCGCCAACGGCAAAAATTGCCGCTGCCTGATCTTGCGCTCTTGCAGTATCGGCAAAACGTGCCCCAAGAAACCCGCCAGCAAATAGACTATCAGATGCAGTAGCTTGTTCAGACAGAAGCCCTACAAAATTAACTGAGCTAACGGTCACGTCTTCAGCAAACGCGGACTCCGAAACAGAGACAAACGGGTTGAACGCAGTTGAGACGCTGTCTGTCAAAGCAGCCTGTTCATCAATCAGACCAAAAATTTGAACAAGTGCGTTTGCCGTATCTGTAAGTGCGGCATATTCTAAAACTGCTGAATTAGCAAATAAAGCCCCGCTGGCTAAATCCGATACACGCGCACTCTCAGCCACCCCTGTTGCAAAAGTGGTGCCGCCAGTGGCTGCGTAAGGAGTAGCTGCGTATGCTGACAGGCCAAACATACGTTACCGTCAGGCAGCGCTAAGGTCTGCCTCGTTAAACCAACGCTGTTGCAAATTGCCTTCAGAGTCAGCCCACTCAACTAGGCACTGCACGGTCCCGTCCTCTAGCATTCTAAAAGACTTAACTGGGCCAGTGGGTGCTTGCACAACAAGTTTAACTACGTCATCTTTTTTGAACAAAGTCGCCATGTGCTACTCCTTAAACGGCATCGAGGCTGAAAGTGTATGTGACGGTCAGCGTATCGCCGCTCACCACAATACGGTCGCCGGGGGCTTGAAAGTCCGACGCTGAAAATAAAACGCCGGTATTGCCGCCCTTAGTGTTGCTGCTGGTCAAAAACGCACCGCCGATGGTCACCGAGCCGTTGATGTTGTATGTGGCTGGCGCGGCAGTGTTAGTCGCTACGGAAGGGTCTGCAGTAGTTGGGACACCAAACGTGCATGCTGGGCGAGTAGCTTGGCTGTACGCCGTGATCTCGGTCCAACCTGCGTGTGAGGCCATGGTGTCTGTGGCAGCGGGAGTGTTTGTGGCTCCTGCGCCATACAAACCAATGTACCAAGCAGCGGTGTAACCTACGCCTGTAAAGTACTGCGTGTTCATGTCTTGCAAACCGACGTTAACAACGAGGTTGTGCTTCTCGACTTCCCACTTAAGGTCACCGTTGGCGTCGTGGCACTTGACGTGAAACACACCTCCAGCTTTAACTTTATTATCGGACTCCGTCAGTTTGCTGACGTTGCCGATTACAGTGTCTGTAGAAGTAGCGTGTTGTGCTGGAAGAGACATGGTTGCTCCTTATGCGAATCGAATGAGCGCAGCCGTGGCCGTGTTAGCGGGCGTCTGCACAGTGAAAGTTGTTGTGGTCGTTTTATCGGCCCCGAAGTCCAAAACAGCCACAGCAAGATTGCTAAGGCTTGTATTGTAGATGAGAGCCCCACGCGCAGTAAATACGGCAGGGTTCCAGACTACGTCGTCAAAGTCAAGGTATGCGGTTGTGTCCGAAGTCAGCACCGTCACATTGGTCAGTGTGTTACCGCCAGCCGTATATCCAGTACCAACAACTTCGTTATCCGTGGTGTATATCAAAGTGCCTGCACCAAGGCTAGCATTAGCTGTGTACAAAGCCATCTTGAGGGTGCCAGTGGACAGAGCCTGCAATGCAATCAGCTTAGCTTGCGTGGTGAGAGTTTGGTCAAACGCCATACTAGACTACCCCGCTGTTCTGCGGTAGCGGTGCCACACGGTACTGCCCACTGCGGTACGAATCGCTGCGCTCCAGACCGTCGCCCAAACGCTTGGCCATACCCAGTGCTTCTTTGTACTTGCCGTCATACAACGCAACCATATCGGCCTCGCCTTTCATGAACGTCACAGCCTCGACCAGCGAGCCGTACAGCAGCACCGTGTCAAAGTTGTCGCCAAGCCAAGATGTACCTGCTGTGGCAATTGAGGCAGGGTAGTAGTAATAGTGCAACTCGACCATGTACGGCGCATCCGGCGTGGGGCCTAAAAGAAAAGTCAACTCATCCGTAATTGTCACGCCAGATGAGGTGGGGCCAAACAACGCATAGTACTTTGGAGCGCCCGTTGCACCGGGGTTGGGGTACGCCTGACGGATGAAGTTTACGTCCTTGTTGAGCAAGTACTCGTAATCGCCTTGGAAATTTAGTGAGCCCGTGGTGAATGCAGAAAGCGATTGAGACACCGTAACAATATCACCAACCACACTAACCACAGTTGTCCCTGAAAATATGCCTGTTCCGGTTACGTTCTGGCCACGAATAATGCCTGTAGGCGAAACCACTTGCATTGTAAATTCAGTTACTTTTGTCGCTGAGGTTGTGGCATCCGAAAATGTAGCCATTGAGTAAACCGCCAAGAAGTCTTCTGGGCAACTCAGGTACTTTACGTTTGCGCTACTGGCACCCGTGACGTTCTTACGCAAAGACGGGAACTGCACCGTGTTGAAAATGCGCTGCTCTGCCTGCTGCACAAACACCGGAATGTTTGCAACAAAGTCTTGTTCAAAGTTCTGCGTGTAATCGCAGATTGCAGCTTGCAACTGGGTGTAGTTCATGTGCGTATCAGGCCATTGGGCCGCGAGCCATTACGCCTTTGGTAGCCGCGCCAGTACCACGAATCTTAATACCAGAAGTTTTGACTCCGGGGTACTCATTGCTATGGTCGTTGGCCACGGACACGTTGGTGTCCGCCATGTGTTTCAAGGCACTGTCTTTTTTAAGTACAGCCTGAGTAGGCGCAGGCTTGGGGGAGCGGTACGTTGCCATATCAAGCTCCTTTGCGTCCGGGGGACTTCTGGTTGGCAATCTTAGCCAAACCACGGCCCATCTTCAGCATGTCGCTGTTGGTTTTGCCACCAGCACGCAGCTTGGTAGGCTTAGCACCGGGGTGCATATTTGCTTCGTGCTTGCGCACTGCTTTCTTTGCGTCCATCATAAACTCCTTAGGATGTTGAGATTGTCACTTGACCGATAGCAGCAGTCAATACCAAAGTGTTTGGTGTCAACGCGTCATCGAAGAATCGAGAACCCCCAACAGGGTTCCAACCCCACTGAATGTCTCGGCTACCGCCTGTTGGAAAGCCTGCCACGTTAGGGCCTGCCGTCACGTATGTTGTATCTCTGCGAGGATTGCGCACCGCTTGAGGATCGTCCACAGGGTACATACCGAGCTGCAACTGAGGCTGATCGGGGTCCCAGCAGGAGTCGCAGACCAAGAGATTGTACGTCTTGGTCTTAACGATTTCTTTGCGCAGTTCCGTAAGTTTGAAACGAAAACCACAACGATCGCACTGGGCGATCGAATTCTTAGCACTGGCAAATTGATTGCCCATTTATGTGCCGCTCCCGATGTACTGACGGCGGGGGACAAAACGCTGAGTTGCTGTCTCGCGGTCTTCCGTAGCAGCCAACTCCCAAGCCTCGTCATACTGCTGTTTGAGTATGGGCAACCGGTCCATGGCATTAGGAATCTTCATGGCCAAGTAGTAAGACAGTCCAGCAACCATGCAAGGCACAAAACGAAATGGGATGTCCATAACATTTACACCACCGCCAGCATCCTGCGTGCGACGCATGCGCCAGTAAACAAGCGTGTACGGCTGAGAGTTGTCTGGGGTAGGCCACACAGTGACTGCAGGGACTTGAGACCAATAGACAGTAGCTGGTGCAGTATGCGCTGCAGCAATGGTATCTTGCTGGCCACGGAAGCAGTTGTATAGCGTACCGGAGCTAGCGTTCGTGTTCTGTATGATGTAGCCGTAATTGATAATCTCGTTATCAATCTTAATGAAGCCTGTATAGGGTAAACCCGTAACGTCACTCAACACAATCTCTGTGCTTGTAGACGTAATGGTTGTTGTAAGCGAGGCTGCAATAGGGGAATCTTGCCCATTTAAGCGCTGAATCCAGATCTGAATGGGTCTGGCTTGTTGAAGTTTATTAGGGATCGTAGCGTAAGTAGAAACACTAATACGCGTAATTGTCAGGTCTGCTTGCGTTGAAGCTGTGTTTGAGCCGGTACGAATAACATGCTCAAGCAAGTCAACTGTGTCATTTGGCAGTGCATATGTGTTTTGACCGGCCACAAGAGGTATCGTGCCTTGCTCAAACGTCCACATGTTGACGCCACGGTTTGACCAGTCGGCAAACAACAAGTTTAATGAGCGACGGGCCGTTTTCAAGTCGTAGCCCGTACGCAACTCTGAGCCGTTACGCTCGAATGCGTCCTCAACGATTTCCGTCAAGTCGAGGTTGAAGTTTGCGACGCCTGAAGTTGCCATTATCTAAACCCTGCTGTTTTCTTTGCAATAGTCTTGGGTTGCTTTACGAATTGTTGTCCGGCTTTTTTGCCAGCACGTTTCGCACGCGTTGTCGCAGCGTACTCAGCAGGACTGAGACTTTTAATCGCAGCACTAGGAAGGTATCGCTCACCCGTGTCAGAAGATTTTTTACCACTTTTGGTTCTCCATTTTTGGTCGCCCCAATCCTTCAGTGATTTCTGAGGAGCCTTCATACTAGTCCCTATACCCACCGCCAGCAGCCTTGTACTTCTTGGCTACAAGTTGCGCTTTACGCGCCGACCATTGGCCTGCGCCTGTACCTTGAGTTGCCGCCGCTTTGACTTGGCTCACGATACGTTTGCGAAGACTAGGCTTTGTGTAGTTGCCAGCCGCATTGACTTTACCACCATCTTTGTACTGCGTGAAGTCAGTGTCATCACGGCGAGCTTTACGCTTACCGCCGGGCATTTTAGAGGGGTTGATGTCCCCCATACCGCGACTGGCCATCATGTTAGATCATCCTGCCTTTAGTGTGACCTTTGGTCACGCAACCGTCTGCACGAGTCACGCCACCTTTAGCATAACCTTTGGCTCTACCGCCTTTTTTCATAGGCTGGCCTTGTGCAGAAGCAGCGGCGGCTTGTTGACGCGCCTCATCGGCTGCAGTGGTAGCTTTAGCAGCAGCGTTCTTGTTGTAATCTTTTGCCATCAGCATAGGCAAAATGCCGCCAACACCTGTCGCCAAAATATCAGAAATTTTTGCCATGATTAAACCATCTTTCCTTTTGTGTGACCTTTGATACAACAACCATCAGCACGCGTCACACCGCCTTTGGCCTTTTTAACAGGAGCAAACATTTTATCGGCCATGCTCATGGCTTTGGATGTGTGCCCTGTAGACGGACGAGTTGGCTCATTGAGCATGTCCTCGTATATCTTTTTAGCGGGCCTCATGCGCGGTGTATCGCTCATGATTTAGCACATCTTTCCGCCGGACTTCATCTTAACCATTGTGCCCTTGGTTTTACCCTTGGTCTCAATGCCGCCGCCTTTAGCCATAAAAATAGGCACTTTTTTGCCGTCTTTCATTTTCATGGGCATGCCGCCTTTTTTCATACCGGCTTCAGCCTTTTCATGTTTAATCATGGACGCAGGAGCGCCCTTCTTTTTCATGAAGGACACTTCTTTTTTAACCATTGCTTTGGACTCTTTCATATCGCCACCTTCTTTAAATTTGCGGCTCTTGTCCGCGTTAGAGAATTCTTTACCCACTGACTGTGGGACGCCTACTTTCTTGGCAAACGATGGGTTGTT